CTATCAAAAAATGACTCCTAACACTCTTGATTTCACTGGAAACGCTGTTACTTATCTTGGATTTGTAGGTGTAGTTTCTGCTTTTGTTATTATTGTAACCTCATTTCGTAGGTTCTTCAATTCTCCCTATAATGTTCGAGTGACACCTAAACAGGTGGCCACTAAACTCCCCACTGACTCTAATTCTACTGTATCATTAACAAATGACTGAAACAAACTATTACTGGACTACTAAACTCAATAATGCAACAAATCGTCGTATTGGGAAACTTGAAAGTGAAGGTGTAAAAGTCAACACAAACACACACGAAGGACGCAAGGTTATTGGTTACAATTACCTGGAACTTGTAAAAGACTGAATCCTAATCAATTCCATTCACTACATTATCAACAACAATGACTGAAACTGTTAATGTGCTTCCTCACATTCGTGAAATGAAAGAAACTTGGCGGCGTCAAGATTTTAAGTTCACTCCTGCACAGGATGAAGAATATGCAATTCTTCTTCAAGCTAGACGAGACCGGGTTAAGTGGTTTTATGAAACGGACCGTGTATGTAAGATTAGCAAATCTGCACAAGACAAATTGCGAGATGCTGAGGATAACTAAATACTAAAAAAGTAGTGTTTAGGTAACGATGAAATCATTCCAGGAGTTTATGATTCTTGCTGAAGCAGCTTATGATGCTAGCGTCATGGGTTCATCACAAATCCGTCGCGGTGGTGATGGCACGAAGATTGGAGCTGAGCGCAAGAAGACTGCTCCTGAAATGAGAAGAATGAAGTCAGTTAAAGATCCTGAGACTGGCAAAGTTAAGAGAGTTCCTGTTTCCTACAAGGAAAGAACGGATGTTGGTTCACAGAGACAAGCATCTACCCGTGTGCAACAACCTGAACAGGAAAGAGGTAGCAAAGAAGTCGCACAATCTTATGCTGAGAGGGTAAAGGCAGAAAGAAAAAAAGCAGCACAAGCAAGAATTGCTGCTAAGAAAGCAGGACAAAAACCTGAAGCAGCAAAACCAAAAGCGAAAGAAGCAGAGAAAGAAGCATCAAAACTTCTCTCAAAGAAAGCACCAGCAAAGAAACCTTCTGGTGGTAAAGAAGATACAATGATTAAGGGTTCTTTACTTCCAAAAGGTGAAAAGAGACCTTACAGTAGAGAAGAGAAGAAAAAGATTGTAAGAACTGGTAAGAGACTGCAAGCAGATTTGCAAAAAGGAAGAGACAAACCCGCAAGTCACTATCAGTCATCACTCACTGGCGATAAGTAGAACTGGGCCCCTGAAAGTGTATCAGTAGTATAAGGACAACACTCAAAACAACATTATGCTCTGGCAAGATCGCAACGGAACCTGGCACAGCACAGTTTCTCCGATTGATATGAAAATCGAACAAGCAATGATTCAAGCACGTTTCGATAAAGAATGGACTGAAAAGGAGCGTTCTGGAGATTGGTTGTTTGATGAAATGTTCGGCGGTTGATTAAACCCCACCAGCACGCTCAGATTGACCTCTAAGCGTGCTATTCTTGTCTTTAGATACCAAACCACTGAAACCAATGAGTTACATTCAAATCCCTGATTTTGTACTGGATAGTATCATCAACTCTCTCCAGCAAGGTTATGATGTTTGTGCTGGAGTTGATTATTCCTCTGAAGAAACTGAGAAGAGACCAGAGTATGCAACTGGGTACAGTCGTGCTACAATGAGGGATGCGATTGAGCGACTGAAGCAATACAAACAGATTAGTAACTGATACTGGGCCCCTGAAACTGCACTTATAGTATGAGCACCAATACGATGAACATTCAACTTCGGCCGCATCAAGAACGCGGTGTTGCTGCTATGCAACAGTATGATAAAGGTCAGATCATTGTGCCTACTGGTGGTGGCAAGACTCTGAAGATGATCTATGATTGTCTGCGCGAGTTGCAGTCTGAAACTCCCCAGACCATTGTTGTTGTTGCTCCTCGCATCTTGCTTGCTGAGCAACTCTCCAGTGAGTTTCTTGAGTTTATCACTAATGCTGCTGTAATGCACGTTCACAGTGGTGAGACTCATCACTTCAGCACCACTAAACCTTCTGAGATTCAGATGTGGGATTCAATCGTGAGTGGAGCATTTAATCCTGATGCTCCTAAGCATAAACTCATCTTCACAACTTACAACTCTCTGAATCGTCTGCAAGCAGCAGAGATTGACGTTGATACGATTTACTTTGACGAGGCACATAATTCTGTTCAGCGACACTTTTTTCCTGCAACTGAGCACTTTGCTGCTAATGCACGTCGCTGCTACTTCTTCACTGCCACGCCGAAACATTCACTTGCTGTTGGCAAACCAGGCATGAATGATTCTGCAGTTTATGGTCAGGTAATCTGCAAAGTTCCTGCTCCTGAACTTGTCGAAGGTGGTTACATTGTACCTCCTAAAGTTGTTGTCAAGCAACTGGCTATGGTAACTGGTAAGCAGACCAATTATGACCGCGATTCGGAGAATCTGCTGGAAACCATTGACGACAACAAAGTCGGCAAGATTCTGATTTGCGCTAAAGCAACCAAGCAGATTGTCTCGCTGGTGTCTGAAACTGATTTCTGTTTCCAGTTGGAATGTCGCGGTTATTCTTGGATGTATATTACTGCCAAGACGGGCGCAGTTATTGACGGCAAGAAGGTCAATCGTGAGGTGTTCTTCGATACCCTAAGTGCATGGGGTAAGGATAACGATAAGAAGTTTGTGGTTCTTCACCACTCCATCCTCGCAGAAGGTATCAACGTCAGCGGTCTTGAAGCAGTATTGTTCCTCCGCAATATGGACTTCATTGGTATCTCTCAGACCATCGGCCGTTGCATCCGTTTGCATCACGATGATGCCAAAGGTATGCGCGATGGACGTATCGAACCTGGCAACCTGAGTCAGTATAGCAAATCGTTCGGTCTTGTGTGTATCCCAGTGTACTCCAAGGTTGGTATTGCTACTGCCCGCAGTGTGCAGTCTGTTGTTGACACTATCTTCCAGAAGGGAGAACCTGCCATCTCGGTGGTTCGCAGGTAAGTCTCACTGAGACCTCAGGTGGCCACTAGACCAAAACCCTGATTTTTTGCAATTCTACGTCACAGACCCTATGGGTCATCCACCGCAACCAAATTAACGATTTTTCTCAAAGTGAACTCAAAGAACTGGAAAGCCTACTGCCAAACTACATTCAACTCATTGGCAGCAAGTGTAGACAACTGGGGAGACCCTGATTTCTTCCGACCCATCACACGTTTGTTCTACATTGGTGTGTTTGATTGTGGGCAAGTGAATCATCTTGGTCTGATAAGTGAGGCAGCAAAAGATTCTTCATCCAAGAAGAGAACTAACGACCATTGTTTGTCACCACAATTCATTGGTCGGATGATTATGGACAACCCAGACAAATACCTCTCTGACTATGATGTATTTGAGAATCTGTTTTGGTTGTCTTGCTCCACGATTACAGTCACGAAGGATGAGAACAAGCGTCTAAGTATGCTGACTGAGAATGATGGAATTGACTACAAAGTTCACGTTCCAACTAATCTCAAATACAAACATTTGGACATTAAACTCTACAAAAAGAATGGTAGATATTGGAAAAACGCTGTAGAATATGATGACAACATTATTCCTGCACCTGCAGATTTGTTGGAGTATGAAAAGAGGTTTCTGGTATGATTGAAGGTTTCACTATGTTCAAAGATACATATGCTGCTGTACCTTACGGCAAGCAACTGATGATTATACATAATGGTCAACAGTTGAAGGTGTGTAGGACTGAAAGCTCTGCCAGAAAGTTTATCACAGACCACAAGAAGGGTAAGAGTACAGCGAAGTTGCCTGTTGATTGAAACTGGGCCCTTGAAAGTGTACCAATAGTATGATGACCAAGCAAATGCAGAACAAGCACCTAGAACATCCTGAAGATTGTATCCTGACAGGTGATCTTTCTGTTCTGGATTGGTTTTCTGAAACCGAAAGCACCATCAGCATCAAAATGGACGGAAGCCCTGCTATTGTTTGGGGCACTAATCCTCAGAATGGTAAGTTTTTTGTCTGCACGAAAGCAGCATTTAACAAGAAGAAAATCCGCCTTTGCTATAACGAGGATGACATCTTCACTCATTTTGGTGGACAACCAAGGGTAACTCAGATTCTCATTTTCTGCCTAGATTTCCTGCCTCGCACTGAACAAGTGCTTCAAGGTGATTGGATTGGTTTCGGTAGTGGGTTAGATACATTTACTCCCAACACGATTACCTATAAGTTCCCTGCGCCAGTTCGCCAGGACATTATCATTGCTCCGCACACAATCTACAGCGGTTCCGATGACATTCGTGAGATGACTGCTGCTCCACTGATGACTAAACTCATCAGCACAAAGCATTGCCTGTTTGTCCAACCTGAGGTGGAACTGAATCCTTATCGTGAAGATTTGGAGGATGTGTGTAAGTTTGCTAAGCAAATGTCCACTCTGTGTGACTTTGTGACGCCAAACAAAGCAACACAAATCAAAAAAGAGATCAATGCCTGCA